CTTCCTGGCGCGCATCTCGTCCTTGCTGACCAGCTGGATCATCTTCGAGCCGGCGGTGCGCTTGCGCTGCTGGCGGACCAGCTCCGTCTTGAGCTGCTGCAGGTCCTTGATCTCGCTCGACAGGCTGATCATCGTGGCCGGGTCGTGGTACTCGCCCTTGACCAGCGCTTCATAGGTGCGCTTGAAGCGGTCGCGCAGCAGCCACCAGCCCATCGCCCGCAGGTTGCGAAACACGTCCTCGTTCTTGCGGTCCTTCTCGTACAGGCCGGGCCAGGGCGAGTCCCCCGCGCCGAAACCCTGCACATCGATGTCGCGACCGGCGATCCGCTCCTTCAGTCCGACCTTCACACCGGCGCCGACGCCGATGCTGTCGTACACGATGATGTTCGCGCGATGCTCGAAGGCGTCGTCGAAGGTGCGCGTGATCGCATCGTCAATGTCCCCATCGGTCCAGCGCTTCACATCCTGGACGAGCATGCCGTAGCGCTTGGCTAGGCCCTTGGCGTCGCTGCCGCTGTCAGCCGGGTCGAAACCGATGACGCGGTCGCCGCGCGGCGTGTAGTTCAGCTTCTTGTGCGCGTCGATGGCCGCGTCGATCCATTCCGGCTCGATCACCGAGTCGTCGTAGTCGGCATTGCACTCGCCTTCCCAGACGTGCAGGTACTTCTTGAAGTTGGCGGCCTTGTCGCGCTCCATCTCGACGCGCAGCACGTCTGGGAAGCGCGGGTTGTCCCGGTACGACACCTTGCGCACGTAGGTGTAGTCGTCCTCGTAGACGCCGGGGCGGCCTGCGGCGATCTCGGCGTTGATGTGGTCGATGTACGGCAGCACGAAGCGTTTGTAGGTCGGCGCGTCGGGCTCGTTCGGGTTGAAGCTGATCCAGATCTCGGAGTTCGCCTCTCGGACGGTCGGCACCAGTACCTTCCAGCTGTTCTCGCTGACGTTTTCCGCCTCCTCGACCCAGACGATGTTGTAGCCGAACTTCGACTTGATCGAGGCGACATTGCGCGCCAAGCCGACAAACTTGGCACATGAGCCGTTGCGTCCGTAGATGCCGTCGTTCTGGATGTCGAAGAACTCGCTCAGGCCCAGCTTCTCGATCTTGGCCTCCAGCACGGCCTTGCTCGATTCCTCGATCGAGTTCTGGAACTCGCGCGCGCACAGCAGCTTGGTGCCGTACTGCCACATCATCCACACCAGGATCTCGGCGATTTCCTCGGTCTTGGCGCCGCCCCGGCCACCAAACGGCACCTTGATCCGCTTCGGGTACAGGAGGAACTCGAACGCCTCGAACAGCTCGATCTCCAACGGTTGCTCGAGCGCTTCGCTCATGCGGGCCTCACGATCTTGAAGACAGTGCCGCGTGCCGGGTTCACCGGGCTGGCCTGCTCGTTGACGCGCTTGTTCTGGTCCTCGATCGTTTCCTTGTTCGCACGCAGCAGGTTCATCGGGATTTCGCTCGCGCCGTTGGCCATCTTCTGCAGTACCTCGAACGTCTTCAGCTGCGCGGCCGTGGCCAGCGGGTTCACGTCGTCGACCAGCTCGAGCTGCTGGTTGGCCAGGATCGACAGACGATGCGCCGACGCCGCGCTGATCTCGGCCGCAGTGCCGATGTGCTCGCTGATGTTGCTCAGCTTGCGCGCGAGGTCCGACACGATCAGCTGCTGGGTCTGCGGCAGCTGGGCGATCTGCGCAGTCACGCGCTTCGCCTCAGCCTCGGCGCGGACCTTCTCTTCGGCCAGCACGTGCAGCGGGCTCTTGCCGCTGGGCGAGCTAGCCTTGCCGGGTTTGATCTTGCGGCGGATCGACGATTCGTTCACGCGGAACTCGGCCGCGAGCGCGTTGATGGACACGCCGTCGACCAGGTGCCGGCGCTCGACCTCAGCCCACTGCTCGGGCGTAAGAGAAGACTTGCGGCCCATGCTTACCCCCTTTCGGCTGAGACTACGAATAAAAAAGCCCGCACAGGCTTGGCACCTGGCGGGCGAAGTCCATCGCCTGGTAGCGCTGGAGGAGACTCGGAAATGCAACAGCCCCGCTGACCTTTCGGGGCGGGGCTGATTTCAGTGGGCGCACCTCTCCCACCACGCGAGCATGATGATTAGAAACTTTTCCGTTGTCAACTACTTTCCATCGAACAAGCCACGCCGACGCATCAGCGGCCGGATTGCCTCGACCGCGTTCTCATAGGTGTCGGCCGCGTCGTTGCGCCATACCCTGGCGCGCGCCACACGGTTCTTCATCTCCAGGCCGATGGCCATCTGTTGTGCGACCGGCAGCTGGTAGACGCAAAACGCGACCGCTTGCATCTCGGTGACGTGCAGGCGCCCGCAGCTGGCCTCCGTGCTGTCCTCGTACTGGCGGCTGCTGCGCGCATCGCGGCACGACACCGATACCCGATTCACACCCAGGGCCGGGCGGTAAGCGGCGGACCAGTCGTGCCACTCCACCAGCAACTCATCGGCCAGTTGGCGCTCTTCGTTTATTTTCATTCAATACTCCTCATCAAGCCCAAATCTCATGCTGTCGATTTCCCGCTGCGCCCGATCGATCAGCAATGCCCCGACCACTGCGATCACCACCCCAGCCAGAACCACCACGCCAACGCCGCAAAACACCGTGCTCATGACATCCCCTTTTTATAGTTGCTATAAAGAAACCTCTTCGGCAAAACGAAATTTCGATGCGCGCCCCTCGTTTCTCCCGCTCCCTATGAAAGCCCCGCCAATTTCGCCGGTTTTCGGTTCGGCTTTATTCGGCTTTATTTCGTGCGTTATCGGCGTTAAAGACCGGTGCCCAGGTCCGTCGCGCCACCCTTCAATCGCGCCGCGAAGCCCCGAAAAAGCGCCGATTTCGCGGGCAAAAACCGGATGACTGTTGATAATTCCCATTCCTCTATGAAACTATTGGGCCGCCGCGCCACTTTCGCGCCGGGCATTTCCGATTTTCCGGCCGATCTCGTTGACGGCCTTGGCGGCGGTGTCGAGGTTCGGCTCGAGGTAACCGATCGTGGTCATCGGGTGCTTGTGGCGCATCACCTCCTGGATGGTCTGGAGCGGCACGCCGGCCTCGGACAGCATGGTGGCGAACGTGCCGCGCAGGCGGTGCGGGGTGATGCCGACCAGTTCGCACGCCGCGTTCGCCCGGGCCATCGCGCTGCGCGAGAACCCGGCCGGCAGCTGGCGGCCGTCGCGGCGCGGTGCGATCAGGCCCGACTCGCGGCGCAGCGGCGCCAGGTGCGCGATCAGCCAGTCGGCCATCGGCACCGGCTTGGCTTCGCGGCCCTTGGTGATGCCGGGCGTGTAGGTGGCGCGCTCCCAGTCGATCCACTCCCAGCGCGCGCTGGCCGATTCCGACTCGCGCAGGCCCACGCCGAACATCAGGCGCACCGCGGTTCCCACCGCCACCGAGCGCGCCGCGCTGTCGATCGCCGCGAACCAGGTGTTGGCCACGTCGACCGGCAGCATCGCGCGCGGCTTGCGCTGCACCTTCAGCATCGTGACCTTCCATGGCAGCAGCGGGATGATCTCGCGCTTGACGGCCCACATCGTGATCAGCTTCATCAGCCGCAGCCAGTGGTTGGTGCTCGACGGCGCATGGGTCTCGAGGTGCTTGTTGCGCGCGAGCTCGATGTCCGTCGTGGTGATGGCGCCGACCGGCTTGTCGCCCAAGGTGTACAGGTGCAACCTGGCGAACGTCTTGACGCTGCCGATGTGCCGCGCGCTGCGGATCGGCTCGTGGATCTCCAGCCAGGCGGCGATCAGCTCCCGCAGAGTAGGGACCGGCTGACCGCCGTTGGCGCGCACGACCGCGTCGTCGTACGCCTTCCGGGCCACCTTCTCGGCCCGGCCCTTGAGCTTCTCGCGCGTGCTGCGCTGGATCCGCAGCCCCGCCACCTGGAAGCGGTAGTGCCAGGCCTTGCCGGGACCGGCGCGGAACAGGCTGTAGCTCATGGCTGCGTTCCTTGCCTGGGCGCCATCCCGAGCGCCTCGCGGGCGTTGTTCTCCTGCAGGGCCGACACCGACTTGTCGCCGTCCTTCACCCGCTGGACGATCCGGCGCGCCCAGCGCAGGTGGTCGAACCCGTCCCCGGGCGCCTTGACCACGCCGCGCGTGACGATGCCCTTTTCCTCGAGCTCGCGGATCATCGCCTCGGCCGACTCGCGCGACATCGCCGCCTTCCCGGGCGCCGGCAGCTGCACGCGCGGCGGCGGGATGTCGGCCCAGTGCGACTGCGACAGCTGCACCTTCATCAGCGCCGCCCAGCGGTCCTTGATCGCCGAGTAGGCCTGCCCCATCAGGTCGTTCTGCATGTAGATCGCGGCCCAGTAGATCGCGCGGTGCGACCAGGTCCCCATCTCGCCCTTGCGGCGCGCCTCCAGTCCCGCGACCGCTTCGTGGTACGCGGCCACCGGGTCGACCAGCGGCTTGCACGCCTGGATGAACTCGGCGCAGCTAGGCGGCCAGGCGTAGCGGCTGCGGCAGGCCTTGAGCCCGGCCTTGACATCTTCGGGCGTGATCCCTTCCTCCTCGAACGCCTCGACCCAGCTTTCCTGCCAGTTGTCGATCGCCTGCGCGTCCGGGAAGTTGGAGCGCCACTTGTGCGGGTAGGCGCCATCGAGCCGGTTGTACAGGTGGTCCATCAGCGAGATCCCGAGCCCCGGGTGCGGCTCGAACCACTGCGAGTAGGGCCGGGTGGTGACGGGCGCCGCCGGCGCGGCTTGCAGCGCGGTTTGCTGGTCGGTCATGGGCGATTGGTCCGGTTGCGGTTGACGTGGGCGGTCGGGTTGAACCTGGGCGCGTTACCGCCGGCCGGCGAGTCGCGGTTCGGCTTGAGCACCCAATCGGCCTCGAACCCGGTCCAGCCGCGTACGCAGCACAGCGCCAGGGCGGCGTCGAGCGACAGGCCGGCTTTCGCTGTCTCGCGCACCAGCTGGGCCAGCACGGTGGCGGTCACCGGCGCGCGCTTTTTCGTGCGCAGGGCCAGCCAGTCGGCCATGGTCTGGTCGCTTACGCCATGCGCCTTCAGGTCCGGCTTCGGATCGAAGGCCGGCGCAGCCGGGGCGGCGCGCTTGCGCGGCGGGGTTTTGTCTTTGTCTTTGTCTTTATCCTGTTCCTGTTCCTGTTCCTGTTCCTGGCTTCGAAGGGGCTTCGAAGGGGCTTCCGTGGAAGCACCAAATTCAGGGGCGGATTTGAGGTGGAAAACGGACCGGTATTTCTCGTAGAACCCGCACAGGTGCTTGCTTTCAGGCTGATTGTCGAACTCGGTTTGGACGCCGATGCAGCGCTTGTCTTCCGGCTTCAACTGGGCAGCGATCTGGTACGCGGCCATCTCGTACACCCAGACCACCTCGGCGTCGTGGTCGTAGTCGCAAAAACCGGCATCGATGGCCCATTGAAGCCCCTTCGAAGCCCCTTCCATGCCAAGCCCGGTTTCGTGCGCAATGGTCACGATCGGCAGGTAGTACAGGCCCAGCATGTTGGAGTTCGGCGCCGTCATCAGGTACGCCGCAACCAGCATCGCCTCGGTGCCCTTGGCGCGTAGCGCCTTGCCGGTCTTGCCGATCCAGAACTGGGGGCCGACCTTGGAATAGTCACGCACTGGCCGCCTCCTGTGCCGGTGCAAACTGCACCTCGAACCCGAGCGCAGCTGCGATGTGGTGCTCGAGCGTGGCGCCGCGCGACTTCTCCCAGCCTGGTAGCAGGCAGATGCTGTCGCACGTGACCAGCTGGGCGATGTCGGCGCGCATGCAGTCGGCCCAGTCGGCGCCGACATCGAGGTTGATCTCGGCGGGGTTGATGACGGTGTGGCCGCGCTCGCGCAGGACCGCCGCGGCAGCATGGAACGCGGGGAAGTTCAATTCGGGCAGGCCGGTCATGGGACCGGCGATATAGATTTTTTCCATTGGTATGCTCTGAAATGCGGTGGTGGATGCTCAGCCGAGCCAGGTCAGCGTGCGCGCGGTGGCACGTACTCGACCCAGGTGAGCACAGGCGCCCCCCCCCTCACGACCGCGTTGCCGTTCTTGTCGATCTTCGGGCCGCGCACCATCAGCCGCGCCAGCTTCACTTCGCCCGGGCTGACCGCCAGCCAGTCGTGGCAGAACTGCGGCGCGTCGAATTCGGGGCTGACCTTGACCGGGCGCGTCGACTGCTCGAACAGCTGCGCCGCATGGGCGTCGCGCCGGGCCGCCCATTCCGCCTGGGTCAGGAAGAGCTCCTTGCCGTCGCTGTCGCGCTCGGAAGCCGCCACCTTGCGGTTCGCGATGCCACGGCAGACACCCTTGCTGACGCCAAACACACAAAATGCACCCATGGTTGTCTACTCCTGCAGGTTGGTTAGCGAGTGGGCGGGGGCGAGCGCGTTCACGACCAGTCCCGCACGAAATCCACCAGGGCCTCGAACTCCTCACGCGACAGCTCGAGCGACGGCAATCCCGCGGGCTTGATCTCGACATGGCCATCGGACCAGACCGCGAAACGGCAGCGTGGCGGCTTGGCGGGGGCGGCTGGCTCGGGCTTGATGAGCACCTGGCTGCGGTTCTGCGGCGGCTGGCCGGCCTGCTTCTCGGCAAAGCGCGGGACCTCCACCAGAGGCTTCGTGTCCTGCTTGCCCAGCTCAGCGCCGGACGCCAGCGCGTCAGTCTGCACGGCCGGTTCCCGCTTTTCCAGGGATGCCTTCGGCCCCAGCGTCCAGACGCGGTCCTTGCACACCAGGCGCTCGCCCTGGACCGAGCTGCGCAGCTCCACGGACGGGTAGCGATCCGGGCCGAGGTCCAGCAGGATGCTCAGCTCGGCCGAGGTCGCGCTGCCGCGGCGCGCGATGAAGGCGCTCGCCAGCGCGGCAGGGCCCAGCGTGAGGTGTTGCTCGCGGAAGGCGAGGATGTCGGCCTTGGCGACCGCCAGTTGCGCCGGATCCGGACGCTCGGCCAGGTAGAGGTCGTCCGTCATTTCCGGCCCCGCACGTGGGTTTTGTGGCGGCGCACGTTGCGCGCCTTGTTGGCCGCGCGCTGCTGCTGGGCGGCGGTGATGCCGACTCCCTTGGCGCCGTAGAGCATGCGCTTCGTGGCGGTGCCGCGCAGCTGGCGGCGCGGGGTGCTGGTGCGTGGCGCCTCCATCCGAACCGTCGGCGCGGTCTGGGTGAAACCTGCGCCGGCGCCCAATGCGAGCGTCATGCCGATCAATGCTGTCAGTGACTTTCGAAACATCATTACTCCCTGTTTTTAGTTTTGGCGGTTGCTCCCGGCGGACCGGGCGCGGCCCGATTCACACGGTCTGGTACACCCCGCCGTAGTTGTCGATGAACACGTCGGCGCCCACGCGCTCGGACACTTCGTTAAACTTCGCGAGCGTCGCCAGCCCCAGGTCGACGCCGACCGGGTGCGCAGTTCCCGTCACATCGAGGCAACGCCGCGCGAGGATGTCGAGGTAGGTCTGCACGTCGGCCAGCTCCTTGGTGGCCAGCACTTCGAACTGCTCCGCGGTCAGGTCGCCACGCTCAAACTTCTTACGAACGTTCGCGTATTCGCCCAGCTCGCCCATCACGGCCTGCAGCCACTGCGCGGGGCTCCAGTCCGAGCCATCCGGTTTGCTGTGCGCGAGCTGGCCGTGCGGGTTTTTGAACTGCGGCAGGCGCAACGTGTTGGCCTCCCTCAGTGCGGCGAAAGTCAGTGATCGCATGTCGTTCTCCTTGTCGTTGTTGTGATGCGCCTGCATGGTCACTGGCGCGCGGTGCAGCGGCGTTGGCGCGCTCGCTCCCATTGGTTCGCTGGGCGGCACCCTTCAGCTTCGGTTGGGTATGTCCCCGGCTCTCGCCGGCCCGCGCCGCCTGCGGGGCTGAATGGGCTAGAAGGCCGCGATGCGCTGGCTAAGGATGTCGGAGTAATTGCCCATCGCTTCGGACTGCGCGCACAGCCGGTCCTGCTCGTTGGGGTCGAGGCCAGCGAAGATCGGCGTGTCGAAGAACGCTTTCAGCTTCGTGCGCTTCTCGTCCAGTTCGGCCTTCTCGTCGATGACGCGCTGCTGGTGCGGCGGGATGGACGACGCGACGGTCTCGACGATCTGCCAGTCTTCGGCCAAGGTGTCGGTCACGCTCGGAACCCAGGTGCTTACCCTGCCGTCGACGCCCTTGAGCGCCATGTACGCGTTGTACGGCACCAGCGCGCCCTCACCGAAGAATGCCTTCGCCGCGCCGGTCTGCGCCGGGTAGGTGTTCGCCGGGACCAGGTAGACAAACATGCCCTTGCCGTTCCAGCCGGCGCGTGCGACGCGGTGGCCGCGCTTGAGCGCCTCGATCGCCAATCCGAACGTCATCGCCGTGCACGGGCGGTAGGCGTTGTCGAACTGTTCTTTCGGCGACCAGCTGACGTAGCCCTCGCGGCCCGGCACGTTCGGCTTGCCGCCGTCCTGGTACTCGACCAGGTAGCCTGCGTCCGCGCCATTCTCGTCGGCAGGCAGCGTCCAGCCGCGGAATGCGTTGTAAGCCGCACGGGTCATGGCTTCGGCAATGACGGTCTTGGTTCCGATGAATCGCATGGGTATTCCCTTCGTTTTGGTACTGCGGTTATGCGCTCGCGCGCGAAATGTCTAGCTCAGGCCGCGCCCGGGTGCGGCGGCAGGTCCATCCAATGGGTTACGAAGCCCGGCTCGAGCGACATCGCGCTCACGTCACGCCAGATATCCCCGTCGAGGTAGCCGGTCCACACCTCGAGATCGGAGAACGCGATCAGCACCAGAGTGTCGGCATCGGGAAGCCGGGCGGCGATCGGGGTCCAGTTGGTGCTGTCCATGCCTACCTCAGCTTTCGTTGCAGGCCGCTCAGCGCGCGCAGGTGGGCAATGGCCACCTGTTGCGCGTACGGCTTGAGGCCGACGAGCAACGTGACAGCTTGAGCTACGTCAAAACCGTTCTTTTTAGCGAGCGCATCGTTCAGGCTGGGGGAACGTGTCGGCAGCGAAATCGGCGCGCAAACTTCCGGGCAGAGGCAGTCGGTAGGGTGTTCCATCACGCGGCCTCCAGCGCCTGGTTCCCGCGCACGCGGGAACGCTGGGTCCACTCGGCGTACTGGCGATCCCACTCGCCTTGCCATTCCGCGATTGCGGCCGCGCCAGGATTCATGCCGTGTTCGTCACGGCCGGCGCCGCGTTGGAAATCGCGCCGTGCCTTTGCGCGGATCGCCTCGCGCGAGATGATCGGTTCATCCATTCAATCCCCCCTTGGTTTGTTGTGCGCCACGTCAGCCGGCGCTGTTTTTTTCTCGAGCATGTCGACCGCTTCGCGCAGCTGCTGCCGCGCGAAGTACTCGGCCCGTCTCGTGTCGTCGCAGCGGTTGGCAGTGGCTGCCTTGTCGCGATCGCGCCAGGCCTTGGCCCGGTGGACGACCTTCTCGTCCGGCGTCGCTCGCCGTTCCTCCTGATGTGTCATGAACCTCCCTTCGTTACTTGATGCTCTGCGCTGCGCTGCGCGCGCAGCCTGAAATCCCCACCCTTAAAGGTGCAGGCGCTTGAGGCCCCCAGCGACAGCGGCCCGGCCCGGAAAGCGCTGCATATGGCCATGGCGTGGCCATTCGCTTTTCCGTTTCCCAGCGGTACGATTCACCTCGGCGCGGATGTGGGCGAAGGCGAGATCGCGGACGAACGGCGCGACGTGGCGGCCGATGCTGGTGCAGAACTTGCGGAGCGCGGCATCCTCGTTGTCGTTCAGCGGCACCTTCAGCTGCTTCTCGCGCTTCGGGTTCGGGGTGGTGGTCATGGTTTTTCTCCTAGTGGTGCGGTGGTTCAGGACATCGGGGTGGGTGGAGCTGGGAAATCGACCGTGGTCAACTGCCTGATGGAAACTTTTTGGGCACAAAAGCTGTGGACCCCTCGGCCTTATCGCCGCAAGGAATCAGCAGGGGCAAACCTCTCGGGATACAAAATCTGGAGTTCAGTGAGAACGCCTTCGAAATGCTTTGCGAGTCGTTCCGCCAGTTCGGTGGAGGCCCGTTGTTTACCACTCTCGATACGGGAAAGGTTTCCTGGGTCGGTACCGACTGCGCGGCTAACCTCACTGAGGGTTTGCGCCTTGGCCTCCCGGGCGAGACGAAGTGGTGTTTTCATCGGTTTACTCGTGGAATGTTTGCGTAGTACGCATAATAACGCGCGTGAAAAATATGCGCAACACGCTTTGCGTATGTCGCATTAAAAAGTCACGATAGAAGAATGGCCATCGGAAAGACAATTCGCATACTGCGCAAGGCGCGCCGCTACACACTCAACCAGCTCGCAACGATGATTGAGAGCGATGTGGGCAACCTCTCTCGTCTGGAACGTGGTGTCCAGGGTTATACCGAAGCCACCTTGGAAAAGATTGCCGCTGCGCTGGAGGTCCCAGTGGGAGCGCTTTTCGTGGGGAGTGAAACCGAAGCAGAGGCGATTGCCGAACTGGTGGCGCGCGGAGTGACTTTACGAGAGGGGTATGATTTCCGGGCCGTACACATCCCCCACGATAGTGATGACCGTTTTGTTCAAGTTCCGCTCGTAAAACCACGGCTTTCGGCCGGAATCATGGGGATACAGGTCGACCCGGAATATGACGAGGGGCGCACTACTCCCGTCAGTCGGGAGTGGGTGGACAAAAACCGGTTTAATCTCCGCAATCTGATCGCGATAAAAGTACGCGGGGAGAGCATGGAGCCCACCCTTCATGAAGGCGACACTGTCGTCATCAATACGGCCGACATGAAGCCTGTGGACGGAGTCGTCTTTGCGGTCAACTACGAAGGGGAGGCAGTGGTGAAGCGCCTCTCACGCGACGCCGGTCAGTGGTGGCTCACCTCAGATAATGTTGATCAGCGCAAGTACCACCGGAAAATATGCCAGGGCGACGCTTGCTTAATCATAGGGCGAGTTGTTCGAAAAGAAAGTGATCGGATATGACCGAATCGGAACGGTACTTGTGGGAGAACACGTACGCCTATGGACTGAGCAAACTACGAGCCGAGGAAGCTGATTTTGAATCGGAGATGCTCCAGCGAATGGAAGAAAGCCCCGCACGCAAGGAGTTTTACGGAGCTGCCCTCGAGGCCCGCCGCTCCGCCAAGAAGCACGGAATCCGACCATATATAGACGACCACGGCGCCCGCCAACTGAGTGTCAGGCAAGGGATCAAAGCGGCATGCTTGAGTCGTGAGGATATTGATACGGTGACGCGAACGCAGTTATCGCTACTCGAGCGGCTTGATCGACTTCACGTCCTTGAGCGCACAACCCTGGAAGCCACCAGCGTACTTCTGAAGGCTACCGCTCGAAATCGAACTTTGCTTTGGACCGTTATTTGGCTCCTCGTGTACATTGCCATTAAAGTGACCTAGCGCAGGTCAGGCCGGCCACACCCCCCCCCACCCGCATCCAGCCCCGCCTTCAAGCGGGTTTTTTTTCACCCAATCGATCCCCCATGGCATCGATCGCTTCGGGAAATTTCATAGTTTGCGCTTGACGCATATTTTTAATATGCGTAATATGCAAATTAGCGAGCTCAGCACCCGCCGAGCCGCAGACCGGAGACTCAGATGCGACCCTTTCTCATCACGGCGCGAACCGCGACCCTCTGCATCACCTTCAGCGCGTTGGCGCGCTCGAGCGGCGACGCCGCGATGCTGACAGCCGAGCTGCTCGGCGACCAGCCGTGTGGGATCACCGTCACCTGCGCCGAGGCGAGCCATGCTCTTCCCAACGGCTAGTCGCGACCTGGACGGCGTGCATCTGGCCGGGCAGCGCATCGCCCTGCGGCTGCACCCGCACCCCGATGGAACGATCAGCGTGACGGTGATCGGGCTGCCCGCGCTCACCGGCTTCGACGGCCCGTGCCGGCTGTCCGGCGAGGACCGCCCCTACTTTGCCCCGGACGGGATCGAGGTGCACGACACGCGCCTGGAGTGCTTTGCGGCCGACCCCTACGCACCGATCCTGCGCACCGGGTTCACGCTGGAGCTCGAGCCGGGCATGGCGCCGCTGTTGCGCGCCTGGCTGCCCAGGCTGACGACGGTCGCCACCGCATCGAAGGCGATCGCCGACCAGTTCAGCGCGCAGCTACCGGAGCCGATCTACCACATGCTCCACTCCATCACCTCGGTGGTCGCACGCATCATCCTAGCCGGCTGGGACGTCGACCATTCGGTGGCGTACGAGCGCGAGCACGGCATCTGGGCCAAGGAACATGAATTTATGGCCCAGTTCGACGCCGAAGCGGTGGCGCAGGAACTGCGCGCCCTTGCCGTCACAGCAGAAGCGCACCCGGTCGATCCGCTGTAGACCGAGAACAACAACGAGACCACCAGGGAACAAAAATGGCAACCACCAAACACTGCGGCGGCAAGACTTGCGACCGGCCATGCCGCGGCATCTCCGACTGCATGCTGCGCAAGGTGTCCGCGTGCGACCAGCGCGAGCACTACGCGCCGAAGATTCTCAAGATCCTGCTGGCTGGGCCGGCGAGCACCGCGGCCATTGCCGCCAAGCTCGAACTGCGGCCCGAGCTGGTCGCGAGCTACCTGCGCCATCTGCACCTTGAAGAGCGTGAGATTCGCCAGTACCAGGAGCGCCCGGGCTTCTCGGTTGTGCTCTGGCGCCTGGGCGCGGACCCAGCGCTGGCGAGCAAGGGCGCGACGCCGCTGGGCGATGACGAGAGCGACGTGAAGCGCACGGTGGTTCCGGCGCGCCAGATGGGCATGCAGCGTGATCCGATGGTCGCGGCGATGTTTGGGCTGGCGCGGGGAGCAGGGGCGTGAGGGCGATCGATCTGTTTGCCGGCGCCGGTGGGTTCAGCACTGGCGCCAGGATGGCCGGCATCGACGTCGTGTGGGCTGCCAACCACTGGCAGAGCGCCGTGGAGATTCACGCCGCCAACCACCCGAATGTCGAGCATGCATGCCAGGACCTGCACCAGGCGCGGTGGCAGGATGTGCCCAGGCACGACATCCTGCTCGCGTCGCCATGCTGCCAGGGTCATAGCAAGGCGCGCGGCAAGGCCAACGGCAACCCACAGCACGACGCCAGCCGCTCGACTGCTTGGGCAGTGGTGTCTGCCGCCGAGTATCACCGACCGGCCTTTGCTGTGATCGAGAACGTGCCCGAGTTCACGCGCTGGGCACTGTACCCGGCCTGGTGCGCGGCAATGGATGCGCTGGGCTATGCGCTGACGCCGATGATCGTCGACGCCGCAGACCACGGCGTGCCGCAGCACCGCGAGCGCCTGTTCATCGTCGCGGTGCGGGCGAAACACCCGCTAATGATCAATCTGCCGAAGCGTAAGTACGTGCCGGCCCGCGACATTATTGACTTCAACTCCGGCAAATGGTCGCAGATCGATAGGCCGGGGCGCGCTGCGGCAACGCTTCGCCGGGTCCAGGCTGGGCGCCGCGCGCATGGTGAGCGCTTCGTCATGCCGTACTACGGAGGCGGCTCAGGGCTGACCGGCCGCTGCCTGAGTCGCCCGCTGGGCACGATCACGACGCGTGACCGCTGGGGCGTAGTGGATGGTGATCTCACTCGCATGCTGACCACTCAGGAGTGTCGCGCGGCGATGGGCTTCCCGTCTGACTACATCCTTCCCAAAACGCACAAGGACGCCGTGCACATGCTCGGAAATTCTGTTTGCCCGCCGGCTGCGCGCGACGTCATCAACGCGCTCCGGGAGGCGGCGTAAACACAAAGTCAAACTCACCCAGCAACACCCAGTAGTCCCACCAACCACAACAAGGAAAACCATGAATACCCAAGAGAAGACCCCTATCGTTCCCGCTATTCCGGGAACCCCTTTCGGCGGCGGGTTTTACGCCGGCCAGATAATGATCGCCGGCGTGCTGCACGCGCTGATCGTCGCACCGAAGGCTGAGGGCGAGCGCCAGGGCGCCTGGCTCGAATCCGAGCAGCGCGTGGCCGGGGCCGACAGCTACTGCGACGGCATGCAGAACACGGTCGCGATGGCCGAAGCTGGAAGCGAGCTGGGGCAATGGGCTCGCGGGCTGAACATCAACGGCTTCACCGATTGGCACATCCCGAGCCAGGACGAGCTGGAGATCCTCTACCGCAACCTGAAGCCGACCGCCGAGACCAATTCCCTGTACGGCCGCTCGGGCGTGAACGTTTCGGCGGTACCGCCGACCTTCGCTTACAGCCGAGAGGTGCCGGCGCAGACCATGGCGCCAGCCTTCACCGAGGGCGGGGAGCAGGCGTTCGAAGACGAGTGGTACTGGTCGAGCACGCATCACGCTGCCGGCGACGACTATGCCTGGATTCAGGGTTTCGACTTCGGCTTCCAGGTCAGCAACCTCAAGTCGGCCAGCCTCCGCGCTCGCGCGGTCCGCAGATTGCCCATTTAACCCTTCATCCATTTCAGGAGTAACTGATCATGAAGAAAGCACAAGAACTGCAGCAGCCAGGCGGCCGCGTCGCCGGAATGGTAGCCAGCAAGGCGCAATGGATCGCGGAGAACCTCAAGGCGGGCGAGCTGTACGCCGGCCTGATCCTTGGACAGGACGGCCAACCCGATCATCACCTGGTGCTGTTGCCAGGCGAGGCGGAAGAAGTGACCTGGGAAGCCGCAAAAGCCTTCGCGGTGAAGGCGGGCGGCGAGCTGCCGACGCGCCGCGAGCAGGCGCTGCTTTACGCCAACCTGCAGCGCGAATTCAAGCCGCGCTGGTACTGGTCGAGCGAGCAGCACGCTGCCCTCGTCGACTATGCCTGGACTCAGGTTTTCGACGACGGCATTCCAGGTCAACTACGACAAGTCGGCCAGCCTCCGCGCTCGCGCGGTCCGCAGATTAATTATTCAGTAATTTAACGCTTTTTATCAGCATGGCACTCCACACCCAACTGCCGATCTACAAGGCCGCCTACGACCTCCTCGACGTCGTCACAGACCTCGCCAAGAACATGCCCAGGGATTTCAAGGCATCGATCGGCGGGAAGCTCCGTGACGAGGTGGTCGCAGTCACGATCTTGATCTTCCGCGCCAACACGGCGCGGGAGAAGGCACCTCACCTGCAGGGGCTCACCGAGCGCCTGCAGGTGGCGGAACTGCTGCTGCGGCTCTCGCGCGACAAGCGCCTGATCACCGTCAAGCAGTACGCCCGCGCCGTCGAGCTGACCACCAGCATCGGCAAGCAGGCCAGTGGATGGCGCCGCTCCGCAACGTCGCCCGCTTCGTGATGGTCACGGCCACCATGACTGTGCGAACTTTTAATCTGGTCGTGCCGCTGGCCCACAAGGCCACCGCCATGCGCACCGCAGATACCACCCGACATAGTTCGGGCAGGTCTGGCGCAGTTTCCCCGCTGATCGGCCGCTGCGGCCTTCGGCGGGGCGATGTAGATAGCACGAATACACGCAGCACGCTGCCAACGACGACTATGCCTGGAATCAGAATTTCAACAACGGCAACCAGAACAACAACAACAAGTCGGCCAGCCTCCGCGCTCGCGCGGTCCGCAGATTATCCCGGTCGCCTCCATGCTGATTTTTCTTTCGAGGAGCTGGTGCAGGCCTACCTCGACTGCCGCAAGACCAAACGCAACTCCGCCAGCGCCGCCGCGTTCGAACAGGACCAGGAGCGCAACCTGGCCCGCCTGCGCGACGAGCTGGCCGACGGCAGCTACCGGCCCGGCCGCTCGATCTGCTTCATCATCACGCGCCCCAGGCCGCGCGAGGTATGGGCGGCCGAGTTCCGAGACCGCATCGTGCACCACCTGCTGTACAACCGTATCGCGCCGCGCTTCTACCGCTCGTTCATCAGCGACACCTGCGCCTGCATCCCGGGCCGCGGCACGCTGTACGCGGCCCAGCGCCTCGAGCACAAGATCCGCAGCGCTTCCCAGAACTGGAGCCGCCCGCTGTGGTACCTGAAGTGCGACCTCGCCAACTTCTTCGTGGCGATCGACAAGCGCGTGCTGTGGCGCCAGATCGCGGCGCGCGTCACCGAGCCGTGGTGGCTGTGGCTGGCCGGCGTGATCCTGTTCCACGACCCGCGCCAGGACTTCGAACTGCGCGGTAAGCGCCGACTGGTCGACCTGGTACCGCCGCACAAGCGCCTGGCCAGCCAGCCCGACTATCTCGGCCTGCCGATCGGGAATCTGTCGAGCCAGTTCTTCGCCAATATCTACCTTGATGCGCTCGACCAGCACGCCAAGCACCAGCTGCGGGCGCGGCATTACGTGCGCTACGTCGACGACTTCGTGCTGCTGCACGAGTCGCCGCAATGGCTGAACGGCGCGCTGGCGAGCATCGACGCGTTCCTGCCTACGCTCGGCGCAAGGCTGAACCCTACTAAGACCATCCTGCAGCCGGTGGCGCGCGGCGTCGACTTCGTCGGCCACGTGATCAAGCCCTGGCACACCCGCGCCCGGCGGCGCACGGTCAGCCAGGCGATCTCGCGGCTGGCGACGATGGACGCCGGCGACGTCTACGCGGCGGCCAACAGCTACTTCGGCCTGCTGTGTCAGTCGGACAGCAGCCACGCTGACCGAGCCCAGGTGGCGCGGGCGGTGCTGCAGCGCGGTCATGCGGTGAACCGCAGCTTCACCAAGGCCTACAGGACCGGCACCCGATGAGAAACCCAAAGCGACAGAAAGGAATGAACATGGCTACTACCCCCGAGAGAGTCAATATCGTGCTGACCGACAAACAGATCAGCGCCGGCGCGGCCGTGCTGTGCGATTGCCGCAAGCCCGGGCGCATCGGCCGCAACGCGGCGATCAACGTGGTTGAGGCAATGGCCGGGGCCGCGCCACCAGCCGCCAGTGCGCCAGCGGTGATCAGGACCTGGCGCGAGCGGATCGGCGCCGACGAGAGTTTCCCACTCCATGTGCCGACCGATGTTGAGCGGGCGATGGTGGCCGAGATTGCGGAGCTGCGCGCCGCAGCCGCTGCGGAGCAACACCCCGGCGGGTTCTGCTGCCCGGCGTGCTGTGCACCAGCTGGCCAGCCATGCAGGGCAGGCTGCACCGACGCCGGCCTGGCGGGCGCCATCAGGATCGCGATCGGGATGCTCGAGGCGCTCGATCCGGCTAAGTTGCCGCTGGCAGTGCCGGCGGCGATCGGCGTGCTGCGCTGCGCCCGCGCGAGCGCTCCCGGCAGCTCAGGAGCCGCAACCCACCCCGCTATCGACCCCTTGACCATTACCTTCTCCGCGTGCCAGCGGGTCGCGGTGGAGCATGGGCTCTATCAGGAACTCCGGTATTGCAAGCACATGCAGGCCCAGGCGACGACCGACGACAGCCGGAAGTATTGGCGGGGCCAGGTCGAGCTCACCGAACAGGCCCTCGCCCTGACAAAGGGAGCGGTGGAACCGGTCGCAGCCGGCCCGGCCGATGCAAGTGGGGCGGCGGCATGAAGCTCTACCTATTCTGGCTCATGTGGTGGAACATATGGACCGCGCCGGCCCCGAGCGGCTGCAACCACAATTGCAACCAGGGCAGGGCGTGTAACTGTGAGCGGAAAGGCGGTTCCGAATGATGGACGACCTGACCCTGTCTAACGACGAGATCTATCAGATCACGCATTACAAGCTTCCGAAGAAGCAGCTTGCCGCGCTGCGCGAACTGGGCATCCCGGCGCAGCTGCGCAAGATCGACAATACGGTGTGTGTGCTGCGCGCGCACCTGACCAATCCCAGTACGATGACGCTTGGCGCGCCGGCAACGGGCGCCACCCCGAGAAGGAAATCGGCAAGGAAATGAATCGGCAGCGTAAAAAGAATCGCGGACTCCCGCGCCGCGTGTATGTGAAGTTCGGCGCCTACTACTTTGTCGCGGCCGAACCGATGCGCGTGCCCAAGACCAACGAGTACAAGAAGTGGGTCCGGCTATGCTCGCTTGACGACGGCGAGAGCGTGATGCTCGCGAAGCTGTCCGAGCTGCTGGGCAACAAAGTCCTGGTCGAGGGCAGCATGCCGCACCTGTGCGCCGAGTTCAAGGAGCACAAGCTGGGCAAGTACACCAAGGAAACGCAGGACCAGTACAAGCAGTACCTGGACGTGATCGCGGACGAGTTCGAAGACTTCCACGTGGGTCAGGTGACCACCAAGGAATTCGCCGACTTCCTGAGCGAGCGCTACCGCGGCAAGGCGAACACCGCGCAGAAGGTCGCGGCGCTGGCGCGCAAGCTGTTCAAGTACGCGATCTCGCGGCTCGGCCTGCGCGAGGACAACCCGATCGAGCAGCTGGACCTCAGCGACTTCGAGACCGAGCGCCGGACCGTGCTGCCCACGCATGACCAGGTGCAGCGGATCCGCGCGGCCGGCATGTTCAGCAAGCCGCGCGCCGACAACGGCTTGACGCTGCCGACCCAGAGTGGCCCGATGTTCGCCTGCCTGGTCGACATGGCCTATTTGCTGTGGGCGCGCGCGCTCGACATCCGCACCCTGAAGGAAAGCCAGATCGAGGGCGGGCACATCCGTATCCAGCCGAGCAAGACGCGCAAGTCGAGCGGCAAGGTGGTCGACATCACGATCACGCCGGCGATCCAGGACGTGATCAACCGGGCCCGCGCCATCAAGAAGGGCTACGAGGTGATCTCGCCCTACCTGTTCCCGACGCAGAAGGGCCAGCCCTACACCAAGAGCGGGCTGAACACCATGTGGGTTCGCGCGCGCGATCGGGCCGGCATCACGGACCCGGTCTGGTTCAAGGACCTGCGCGCGCTCGGCGCCACCGACGCGGCCAGGGCGGGCAAGCAGATGCACGACATCCAGAAGCGCCTGGTGCATACGACCGCCAAGACCAGCGAAATCTACATCAAGGAGGCGATCCCGGACATCTCCGCGATCGACATGAGCCTCCCCTGGAAGTCCAGCTAGACCGGGCCCCGGCACACGCGCCAGGCCGGGCGCAGGCGATTGCGCTGCGCGGTTGACGCTACACCCGAGCTCGGTTGCGCATCCCCAAGCCACACCAGCGCCACCTCCGTGAGAATGGTCCTTACACCAACCACGGAGGAGGCGGCAATGGCAGCGGACTATTACCTGCAGATCGACGGCATCAAGGGCGAGTCGGCAGACTCGAAGCACGGCGGCTGGATCGAGTGCACCTCGGTCAACTGGTCGATCCATCAACCAAAGAGCGCCACCGCTTCGACCGGCGGCGGACACACCGCGGAACGCGCCGAGCTTAGCCAGATCACGATCAGCAAGCTGGTCGACCTCGCGTCCCCCATCCTTGCCCAGACTTGCGCATGCGGCAAGACGATCCCCAAAGCCAAGCTCGAGATGATGCGCGCCGATGGCCAGGGCGAGCCGATCAAGTATTTCGAGGTCGAGCTCGAGAACGTGCTGATCGCGCACATCGCGCCCGCCTTCAATGGCGGCGGCCAGCCGACCGAGAATCTCGGCCTGAAGTTCTCGAAGATCCGGTGGCGGTACATGCAGCAGAAAATCGCAGGCGGGGCCGGCGGCGCCACGGTCGGCGGATGGGACCTGGCGACGAACAGGATCGCGTGATGCGCGCCCTGGTTCTCGCCGGGCTGGTGCTGGCCACGCCCTGCGGCGCGCAGCCGGCCGCCGCCGCCCCCTGGATGACGGCCGCAGGCCTGCTCAAGAAGCTCGAGCCGGTGCGCCCCCAGGACGTGCCTTGGACGCCCAAGAGCGGCGTATCGCGCGAGGAGCTGGCGGCGCTGCACACCAACACGAACGTCGAATACGCGCGCGGCTATGTCGCGGCGCTGCACGACGCCACCGAGGGCACCGTGTGGTGCTTCGACGCCCGCCATCAAACCCCCAACGACGAGGACTTCTGGAACGCGTCGCGCTGGGGGCTGGCCAGCCTTCCTGACGACCAACGCAAGCGCAACGCCGCGCAACTGCTGCCGGCAATCTGGCGCGCGAAGTGGCCGTGCCCGATCAGCTCGAGGAGGCAACAATGAAAAACGTACCGTTCGAAGTCGTACGCGCGCACTTCCCGGATACCGTCAGCATCTCCCGCGAGGAGCTGCTGCAGTGGATCGGCCGCGCCGACCTGATCCCCGACGCCAACTTCGCCAACACGTGCGCAATCCGCCTCAGCATGGCGCTACTGGGGGCCGGGTTTCCGGATCCGGGTACGTGGCCGGTGCTCGGAGGGAAATTCAAGGGCCGCGCCATCGAGACCAAGCAGCGCAAGCTGAGCAACTGGCTGGTGCGCCACCTCGGCCAGCCGGAAAAGTACGCCGGCGGCGCAGCGGCCCAGAAGGGCATCAGCGCCCGCCACGGCCTGATTTCGTTTTTCCGGCTGCATGGCCCGGCGGACAACCAGGGGCATATCGACATCATCATGATGGACCGGTGGAACAAGTACCAGCGCTGCGGCAGCAACAACGACGACGCCGGCGGCTGCTACTGGGACTCCGTGGAGGTGTGGTTCTGGCCGCTGAAGTAGGGGCACGAATGCATCTAATATAGGTCAGCTAAAGCCGGGTTGCCGGGGCATGGAGGGCCGAAAGCAAACTACTGTATATTAGATGAGATTCGCGAAGAGGCAGTCTCCATGCGGGTTGCAGCGAGCCGTGCGCGTGCATGGGGTGCAGGTGGTCGGAGGTTGGAATCCTCTCGCCCCGACCAATGAAATCAAAGAGATAGGTCAGCCTT